CTGTATCCTTCCATATCGGTGTACTGGGTCACGTCCTGGAAGGATACAGTACCGTCAGGATTGGTAATCTGCTGATACTTTTTCAGTCCCGCCCAGGAAACGTCTGTGTAGTTAGTAGGTAACAACTGCCAAGACATTTACAGTCCCCCTCCTTTCATTCCAAAGTTCCATGTCAACATCCTCCTTCCGTTGATTGCGTTGCCGATACGGTCATACAGGTCAAGGATTGCCCCTTCCAGTCGGTTCAGTTCGGCAAAGGTCATGGTGTTGCCGTTTTCTATATAGACCGGGGCTTCCCCGTAAGACCGATTGAGAGTGTTGACGTTGATAGTGTTCAGGTTGGCTTCCAACTGATTGATTTCATCAGCGTAGAAATAGTCAACCGGGGTTCGGTCATCCCCAAGGGATACGATTGTGAAGGACTCATACAGTTCCACGGCCATACCCCGCAGGTGGTCAAGGTTATTCTTGATACGGTTGAAGTCGGCAGCGTTGAACCTGTCACCCACATACTGACCGCTTGCGGTCACGCTCCCGTGCCAGTCGGTTTTCGGTGTCTGCCACATATTATCCCTCCAATCTCCGGGCAGCGATTTTGCCAGAAAACGCCTGATTGAAGTTCAATGTAGCCCGGTAAACAGTGACCCTCAAATTCTCTCTAAAGTCGTTTTCCTGATACATAATGTCGTTTGCGTCCAGTTCGGGATTGCCACGGGTAGTGTACTCATACTCAATACCAGCCGAGTAGTAGTCCCCTAACCATGCTGCAAGGTCTTGCGCCATCGTCATATCAGAGATAAGCGGGTTCGACCATTTTACGGTCTTGCCACGGTTCCGCAGCGTGACGGTAGCGTAACGCTCCACGATTTTGTAGCGGTAGCCCCTGACCTCAAACATATAGGTTCCCGCAGCGGCGAACCGCACGGTAACATAGTAGTTGCCCCACGACACGATTTCCACGCCGTTTGCGCTCTCGTCAATCGTTGCCGAGTAGCCGTAAGACGGGGCTTCGATGTAGAAGGTGACGCTTTCCCCGGCTTCCACGGTGACTTCCTCACTGATAAGGCTCTCCTGCGGATTGCCCGTCTGGTAGCTGTAGCACGGAACAATGACCTCTTTGACCGCTTCCTGCTTGATAGCTTTCGGGGAAGAAGTCATATCCCGTTTCGTCATCGTGAAGTCAGCCACGTCACCAAAGGAGAAGTAGTTGACCACAATGCGGTTGTACGGATTGGCCGTTCCTGTAAACTCAACCTCCATCGTGTCAAAGTCATCAAAGGTGTGGTGGATGACCAATTCCCGTGTGATGGTTTCATCTACGGTGTAACTGTCCACCTGGGTTCCGTTATTGTAAGTTCTCACCACAATCCCGGAAGGAAGCGCATGACCGAACACCAGCTTGATACCGTAGTACATACAGATAGCTTCCTGGGTGATGGTCAGTACGGGGTTTGTCTGAAACAGGCCGTCAGCGTCAGACTGCGCCGCCGAGATAAATCCCGTGTTCAGATTGGCACTTGCCACGTTGCGGGGAAGGAAGTGCATACCTCCGTCCACCACGGTATAACCCACGGCCAGACTTGCGTACTCGTCCTTTGTGGTATCGGACATGATAGCCGCCACATTGGAGTACGGGGCTTCCGCATTGGCACTGGCCGCAGCTTCGGGATTGAAGTTGGACTTTATCTGAATAAGTCCGTCCCTGGACTGGGTAAGTACGCAACGGCAGGCGTTGGCGATAATCTGTAATGCTTCCTTGCACTTCACACGGGGAATAGGATTTTTGCTGTAAAGGTCTTTCAGGCGTGGGTCAATGTAGTAGGAGGTCTGCCCCGCAGCCTGCATGATTTCCACGGCCAGGTCAAAGTAGCTTCGTCCCTGTGCGTTGTAAAGACCTTTGTAGTACTCCGTGTCCATACTGCGAAACACGTCCTGACAGCGGATGGTAGCCGTGTAGTCATCAGACTCCCATTCGGAACAGAGAAGGTGATTGCCCTTAATCCATTCAATTCCCCCGCCGTTAGGCAACTGGTAGCCATAGTAAATATCCATCTCCTGACCCGTTTCGAGGAAGTTGATAGCAGAGGACGGATTATCCACGTTGAAGTACTTGTCGTAGTTTTTCAGCGTAACCGTGAAGTCAATCTGGGGTATGTCCGCACCGATAGGTGAAACGTAGCTTTCCAGACTGGAACTCATAACCGAGTCATTGTAGTACACCAGACCGTAGCCGAAACGGATAGAGTAGATACGCAACCTGCTCTGTTCGTTCTTCATGCGGTAAAACCGCAGCGTCAGAATGGAAGTATCCTCAAACACTTCCTCCGTTGTGAACTCTGCCTGGTCATTGTCCCTGAACTCCACCGTGCGTCCTCCGTTGCTCACAATGTCAAAGTCGAGAGGGTAGTTTTCGCCAAAGTTGATTGTGATACCACGGAAGTCCGTAGGGATGATATTTAGGTTGATGGTCACTTCCACGGTTGCTTCGGAAACAAGGTCACTGCTGATAAGCCCGGTATCGTAATACCCGCCTGCGGCTGTACCTCTGGGGAGAAAGAACATCGACCCGTCTACCTTCGTGAAGTCCTCCTCCAACGTAGCGTAGATGGTGTCATCCGATTTCTTACCAAAGATGTTTGCCGTGTTGGTGTACCGGGTAAAGTCACCCTCACCAATTTTCGCCTTTGCCTGGGCTTCCTGATTGATAAGGCCAAAGGAAAGCATAATGTAGGCTCTCTCACGCAGAGAGGACTTCATGCTTTCTTTGTATGCGTCTGATACTTTATACATTGTCCTCACTCTCCTACATCAATCAGGTTCACCCGGCAGTTGCGGTAATGGGTAGGCATACCGCTTCCGTCCACGTAGTAGGGTTCGGCGGTACGGTCACCGCAATACATCTTAATGGTGATAAGGTTATTGGTTACTGGGTCTGGGAACGTGACGTAGACAAAGAAGTTAGAGAGGATACTTAATATCCTGCTCCACTCCGCAGCCGTCAGCCACGGCCATTCCAGATTGTTTATTTTATACTGGTCACGACCAATGCGCTGTCCTACCACCGTGCCGTTAGCGTCACGTCCTGCGTCCACAATCGTAGTCACAATCGGTTCCACGCCACGCTTCGGGGCAGGAAGTTCATAGCCGTTGATTGCCAAATATGCCATTGTTCCACCCCTCCTTTATGTGGTGAACTGATAGCCGTTAGCGTCCTGCTGTGTTTTCACGGTATCCGTGATAACCCGGCTACCAATCTGAACATTGGTCTGTTCTTTCTTGTTGGCCTGACGGTTCATATCGTTAGCCATCTGGTTTACCGTACCCTGTACGTACTCCACATAGAAGTCGGCCATAGCACGTTTGAACCCGGCATAACCCGCAGACCCGCTTTCATCGGGAAGTCCGTCACGCACCTTCTGGGCAAGGGTATCCATCCACTCCGTATGAGTGTCCAACGGCAGCACGGCTTCACGCCCCGCTTCACCGCCGCCCAAAAGGGTATTGCCCATCATACCGAAAATCTGTGCGCCGTCCAGAATACCGCCCATAGCGTTCCACGTCAGGTTGAACCCGGACGGGTAACGGAAGGTCTGACCCAGTGCGGTCACTTCGCTCCACTTAATAGAGATTTTCGGGATTTTGATATTCAGCGTGGTAGTCAGTGTGCCAACCGCATTGTTCCACCAGGACTTGACGTTGTTCCACCATGTAGTAGCTTCGTTCTTGATAGCCACGCTGACGGAGAGGTTGCCCACTACGCCAGACCACCAAGTTTTTACGTTGCTCCACCAGGTATTAGCGTCATTCTTGACGGACGTGGTGAACTGCTGCACAGCACCAACTTTCCCACTCCACCAGGACTTACAGTTGTTCCACCATGTCAGGGAGTCATTCTTCAAGCTGGTAGTGAACTGCTGGACTGCGCCAACCTTGCCACTCCACCAACTCTTGACATTCTCCCACCACACGGACGCTTCGTTTTTGACGGACGTGGTGAACTGCTGCACGGCTCCCACCTTGCCAGACCACCAGGACTTGACGTTTTCCCACCACTGGGAAGCCTGATTGGTCACCGAGGTAGTGAAGTTCTTCACAGCACCCACCTTGCCAGACCACCACGATTTAGTGTTGTTCCACCATGTAGTAGCCTGATTGGATACATTTGTGGTAAAGGTCTTGACGGCTCCAACCTTGTTGTTCCACCACTTGTTGACGTTCTCCCACCACTCCGTAGCAGTGTTCTTCACGCCAACGGTGAACTCTGCAAGACTGCTCTCGTCAAAAGCGTCCACCAGCGGGTCAACAATGTTCTTCTTGACCCATGTGCCGATAGCCTTGAATGGGGCAAGGATACCTTCAAGGAACCCGTCTACCACAGAACCGCCGATTGCTTTCATCACCGTAGAAGGAGAGTGGATACCGAACAGGTCTTTGAACCACTTCACAAACGGGTCTACGATGTTGGTCTTAATCCAGCGGCCAATTCCCTTGATAGCTTCCCAAATACCATTCAGGAAACCTTCAACAATATCGCCGCCTGCAAGTTCTACCTGCTCCGAGAAATAGCCCCCGGTCAGTGCGTCAAGGAACGGATAGGCGATATTGATAATCACCCATTCGCCAATGTTCACAAAACCTTCGCCAATAGCGGAAAGCAGGTTCCCGGCAGTTTCCTTCCAGTTTTCGCCCTTGATTTCTTCGTCCCACCACTTCTTGATGTCCTTGCCGATACTTCCAAAGAAGCCGCCGAGGAATTGTGCAGCGGAACGGATAGCCGTACCAAGGAACGTAAAGAGGGAAGTAGCGATACCGCCCCAGTCGATGTTCGACACAACGTCCTTAATGCCTTGCCATAGGTCTTTGCCCAACTGCGACCAGTCATAGCTTTTCAGCCATTCGGTAGCTTCGTCAAAGGCTCCCTTGACGCAATCGCTGACCTTTCGTGCAAGCTGTCCCCAGTCCAGTTCACCGATGAACCCAAGCACCAGGTCAATCCCCATCGTGAACCAGCGGATAATCAATCGTCCAATGAACGAGGTATCCACTTCGGACAGGGCAGCGTTCAGGAGTTCCGCAAGGTGCTTGCCTATATTGTAGAAGTCTACCGTTTTCAGGAAATAGTAGGCTGTCTGGATAGCACCGTTGATACCGAACCCCAGCTTGTGGCCGATACCCTCATAGTCGATACTGTCAATGAGTTCATTGACTTTCTCGCCCAGGAGCGTACCGAGGGTTTTCCAGTCAGCGTTGTCAAAAGCCTGTTTCAGCTTATCAACAAAATCGCTCAACTGGTTATCAATGGGAAGTTCTTCAAACATGGAACCGTAGTCGGCTCCACCGCCGCCACCGCCGCCGCTTGCGTCATCACGCTCCATGATGATATTGAGTTCGTCAATACCCGTGGTAGCGTCCTTGATTTTCTTCGCAGCGTCCGCAGCGGAACCACCTGCACCTTCCAGTGCCGCACCGTAGGAGGTAGCGTTTTTCTTCGCCGCCGTAAAGGTGGAAGCACCAGACAACCGTGCGAACAGCATATTGATGTAGTTCAGCAGGGTCACGATTTTGTCAATCACAAAGTCGATTGCCGGGGCAAGTGCGTTGATGATAGGCGCAGCCATAGCACCCAGACTGTTTTTCAGATAGTTCGCACTGGTAGCAAGAGTATCCATACTGTGTGCGAAAGTACCGCCCATGAGGTTACTATACTGATAGAGGTTGTTGATACCCTCTTTCAATGCCTTTGTCAACTGACTAAGGAAGAAACGAATAAGACGGTACATAGCAATCCTTTTCAGACTGCTAAACATTTGCCCCAGACCAGAAGTAGTCTGCTTAATTCGTGCGGCCAGTCCTGCGCCCAGGCTCTTACGGAAACTAATCATGCTGGTCTTAGCCTTGCTTGCAAGTTCCTTGACCTTCGTGATGGAGTTCCCCAGTTTGTGCAGTGCGCCCGTTCCCAGCGAAAACGCCTTACCGAACACACCGCCGATACCGCTAAGAACACGTTTGAGAACGCTTGTCTTTGCGGTTACCTGGTCTACTGCGCTACTGGCCTGCTGAACACCCGCAGCCACACTCTCCACACCACTTGTCGTAGGCGTTACTCCACTGCCCACAACCTCTGTACCCGTGATTGGCGCAGTACCGCCAGCAGCGGTAGGCGTAGTAATCTTCGGCATTTTGATATTGCTGACAGCACCCAGGTCATGCAGGGCTTTTGTCATGTCCTCAATCTTTTCAACGTCAGACCAGTCAATGCGCTTCGCAACATCTACGATACTACCAAGGCTTTTCGCCAGACTGCCAGAGATTTTCACGTTGCCCAGGTTGCTCACAGACTCCAAGGCTTTTCCCAGACCTTCCAGTTTTTCAGTATGAAAGCCCTTCAAGGCGTTATTCAGTGTTTCCAACTGTTTTACGGTAGACCCCAGACCAAGACCGCCTTTCGTAGCCTTTTTCAGACTGCCAAGGCTCTTAGCCAATGCGTCTATACCTTTCGCACTGTCATCAACAGTAGTTTCAATTTGAAATTCAAGACCATTCATAGGTTCAGCCATCGTTCACTTCCCCTCCTTTCTCCTGTTTTTCTTTGAAACGGGTATTGATAGCGGCCATCATAGCCCTCATAGCTTCCTTACCGTTTTCAAGCTGCTTCTTCTTCCGCTGCTCCTCACGCTTCTTATTACCCGACACGGTAATAGGAATAGGTTCAGCACGGAACGGGAACGGCTTGTTTTTCTTGCTCAAAGGGTTAAACACAGGGGAAGCGTCCAGCAGGGCTTCATAGATATAAGCCGCTTGCAGCCACAGTTCAGAGTTGCGACGTTCCCGTTTCAGTTCTTCCGCTTCCCTGAAATACTTCACCATCGTAGCGTCCCCATCCCAGTATTCGTGATAGGTCATACCAATGCTCATGTAGTAGCTGCATAATTCTTCAAACTTCTCTCCGTAACGAAAAAGAGGGGACGGACGGCTTGTGCCGCCGCCCCCAGAATTTCCAGACGGCGAGTCCGTTACCAACTCGCCATCCAATCCACGTTTTTTGCGGTATCCTCCGGCTCGTCCATGAGGGACATGATAGGTTCGTTGTACATCTCTGCCAACTTCTCAATCAGTTTGTCCTTGTTAGGCATATTGGCGTAGATAGCGTCAATAACGTCCTGCTTCACGAAACGGTGATGTGCCTTGAAAGCACCCGCAAAAAGGGCAGGCAGAAGGGTCATAGGACGGTCATCAATATCTTTTGCGACAAACCCTTCGTCCTCCATCTGCTTGATAGTACGCCTGGTATATTCCAGCGTATAGTCCTTACCTTCGTAAGAAAAGATAATCTGCTTTGCCATTACTGGTTCCTCCAATTCTTAAAATTGTGATGTTACTCCTCTACGATGACCCCGGTAGGCGCAATGGTAATCGCCATACCACGAACCTCATTCACGCCGCCGCCAGTGACACGGACGTTAAGCTGGCCGGGGAAGTTGAACTTACCCTCAGTACCAGTAGGAGTGACAGTGCCATCGTCATTCTCCGTACCGCCAAACCACACGCCGTACTGCTCAACACTGTTACGCAGTGCTTTCAGTGCGGTAAACCCGGCCTTATCGTAGTTGGCATTGAAGGTCATAGCTTCGTTGCCCTGGATACCGAGAATAAAGGTCTGCATACGGTCAGACAGAGTGGTAGTTTCCAGCATTTCAGGGTCAGTGCCAAGGTCAGGAAACTCCGTAATGTCAATCAGCTTTTCCCACTGTTCCTCTGCGGCCTTGTGCATGAGGAAAGTCATATAAGTACTCGTTGCCATTTTCAGTTACCTCCTGTAAAAGTATTTTCCATCGGTCATAACCCTGTATCGGGCTACCAACCGATATATAGTTGCGTCCTCCATGTTCGGAACGGGAGTCAGCGCAATCCTCTTGAAGTTCATACCGAACAATACAGTGTCGATGACCTTCATAATGGCCTTGCACTCTGACTTTTTAGTTTCCGTCTTATTAGAGTAGACGTTCACTTCAAACATGACCTGTGCCATTTCAGCACTCCCGGTCATTCTTTCCGATACTACGGAATTATCACTTTGCGTGATACTCACATGAGGGAAGCCAGACGGGGCTTTCACATATTCCCCGGACAGATTGATACCGGGGAACGTATCACGCAGGACGGTTGCAATCCGTGTATAGACTTCGTTTTCGCAATCTGTCATACGTAAACCCTCCTTGCTATCTCCTCAAACTTGTCCTTCAACTCCTCTACCGTCAGGTACATACACATATTGGCAGGGTTACCGTAGGTATGAACTTCCCCAGCGTGTTTTCCTTCGGTGATAACCTCACCCATGTTTCCGGGGTCACCTGTGTAACGCCAACCTTTTTCCAGACGGCCAAGGTGATAACCGTAACCTCCACGTACCATACCCATCTTACCCGCTTCGGGATGATTGTCAGGATATGTGATACCTGTACCGAACTCTATGAACAATGTTGCGTTGCCAACCGCTACCACGGCTACCTTGTAGTCACCCCGTTCCTCTACGGAACAGGCAACATCGTTAGTACCCGCATATTTCGCTTCGGCAAACTTCGCACTGGCAATCTGTAAACCTTCATCCGCAAGGGCTTTCAGGAACTCTTTGGTCTTGTCCTGTATCCACTTCTTGTAGTCATTCAGTTCACGGATTGCATTGTCAATGCTCTGCTCATTGAGTGATACTTTGATAACACGCTTCTTCACGATACCTTCACCTTGCTTACTGCGTAAGAGATAGAGTTCAGGGACTTTGCCACACGGCGCACCGTGTAGTCATAAATCGGCTTGCCCTGGTCATCGAACTCTGGCTCCTTGTCAATGAAAAGAACAGTGTTCTCGTCAATGGGGCAACTCATGTCATCCGTGATAAGAACCTTATCGTAGGACTCCAAGTTGCCAAACATCTGTGCCTGCGTGTACCCCGTTGCCGGGGACACGCTGCACAGTAGTTCCACAGGGTCATCGTATCCAACCCCGGTTTCACCCGTTTCATACCCTTCGTCATCTGTGATGATGACTTTCTCTCTGAACAGGCAGTAGTGGATAGGAGTGAGGTTTCGCTTCATCAGCTTCATGCCATCACCCCCGCCATAGGGGTAATACGCCGCAACAGCGTAGGAGGAATGTCACCATCCTCATAGGAACGGGACACGCCGTTTTCGCTGTGTGCCGTTTCACCTTCCGCACCACGCTTGTTCACAAGGTAGGCAGCGATTTCCACCTGGGTAGTATGGTAGGGGGTAGGTACTTCCTCCTCCCCCGTACCATACGGATACGCTTTCGCAATCACAATGCCCTTTGCCAGAGTAAGATAGGTGGACAGCACATCAGTATCCGTTTCACCCGTCATGCTTTGCAGCATTGTCAGTTTTTCAGCGTCAGTCATGTTGTCCACCCTCCTTCCTCAATTACTCACTCGTAGCCCCACCGGGGAAGTCCGCAGCGTTAGCCACGTAAACGGAACGGCTGTAAGCAGGCTTCTCAAAGTTGGTAGAAATACCAGTGAACTTGCCGTGATACCATTCGGGACCGTGGTCAAGACCAATCTGACCGAAAAGCTGATACTTCTCACCAGCACCAGTCTTAGCGAGAGGTTCCAGGAAGAAGTTGCCCTTACCGGGAACAGGCTGATAGACAGGAGCCAGAACATCAAGGTTCAGGAGAAGCGCAGTGCCA